ATTGTGTGAGTAGTCCTGCTGTTGATACATTTGACCTCTCTGTTAATGGTGAGGCATACTACCCGATCAATGAACAACAACTCATTATCTCTATTAATGATGTTGTTCTAAAACCTGCGGTTGATTATATTGTTTCTAACAATCAAATTGTCTTTTCATCCGCTCCATGCGCTGGTAATAAATTTTCTGGTGTTGCATTAGTAACTACCGCAGATTTAACCAGAACACTTAACTTCGTAATTGACTCTGGATCGTTCCCTATGGCGACTGGTCCGAAAGGAGATATGACCCTAGATGTTACGGGCACAATTGAGTCGTGGACTATCTTTTCAGAGACTCCTGGCAATATTGAGATGGACATTCTGAAAGCATCATTTGCTGACTTTCCTAATTTCACATCTATCTGTGGCACAGAACTTCCTACTCTAGGTGTTATAAATCAATTACAGGAGGACAAGAAAAAGGATGACAACCTCTCCACATGGAATACCACTATCGATGCTGGAGACATCCTAAGGTTCGTTGTGAACTATGTTCACGACATAACTAAAGTCACTGTATCCCTTAGGATCAAATTATAAATAATCAGTGGTATAAATAATCATACAGATAGCAACGTAATCGACAGAGGACACACATGGCACTCTTAGTAACCGACAACGGCGAAATTGATTCTCTAAGAAATCTGCTTAACTATTCGCAGAACATTCCTAGGAATCTAATTCTAAAACTGTTTAGCACAGACACATATCCTGCAGAGAGTGACACTCCCTCTCAGACTAGATATTTTGAACCATATACCGATAACAACACGATCGGTTACGGTTCTGGTCCTACTACTGGATATCCTCAGGTCATTAACAACAGAACTGACCAGGACTATGTTCAGCAGTATGGTATCCTTTTGAATGGTAACCGTTGGACCATTGAAACTGAACCATCTGCAGTTACTACCGTCAATGGTGATGGTGTCTCTGGCGAATACCTGATTACTGTTGCTAGCAATACTGGTATTAAGAAGGGCGATTATGTCACTGGTGGTTCTGTCGGAACTGGTGCATATGTTGTCGATATCGACGGCACAACCCTCAACCTGAGTGTCAAAAACAGCGGTAACTTCACTGCACAACCTCTTGCTTTCGGTAAGGGTAGAACAACTGCTTCTTATCCTGAGCAGACTTTCACCTTTGATGGTCCTGCAGGTAACATCTACGGTTACTATCTGTCCCGTGCCAACAACATGCCTACCACTATTCATGGTGTGGCAGACGCAGCAACTATTGCTGCTGGTACTCAGATTTCTAAGTCTGGTGTCAGAGGAACCATTGGTAACAACTATCTAACTCTTGCTGCTGTATCTGCAGTTACTGCTGCTACTGGTACTGCTGGTGAGTTTGAGATCAGCGTTGCTTCCACTACTGGCATTGTTGTTAACCAGCGCGTAACTGGAACTAACATTGCTCTTAACGCTCGCGTTGCTGGTATTGTTGGTACTACTGTATACCTAGACAAGCCTAACGCTGGTGCAGTTTCTGGTGATGCTACATTCAAGGCGAATGTTGCTGAAGATCTAGCACTCGGCATGAGAGTTTCTCAGAGTTCTACTCCAAACGGTATTGATGCTAACACCATCATCACTGGTATTGACTTCGAGACAGAAGACACTGACGGAACTGTAACAGTTTACTTGAACAACCTACTGATTGAAAACATTCAGGCATCTAACGGTAACGACACTGTTCTCTTTGACTACAGCAAAGTTACTGCAACTGGTCATGGTCTAGTTGTTGGTGATGCAGTCTACATCGATCAGGGTACTGGTAACAGCACAACTACTGCTGGTACATACATTGTTCACACTGTACCTGATGCAAATACTTTCACCACTACCAAAGCAATTGATGGTACTGGTGCAGCGACTCTCTATGATGCGATCTTCTTCGCTGAGAGATTCACAAATGGTCCATACGCGATTCAAAACGCGGGTGACCAAATCAAAGTCACACTGAATGTCAGCCTCGACTGATTGATTCATTTGAACTCTTTATTATGTTGGGGGATTGCAAGAGCGGTCCCCTTTTTTATTAATGAGGAGGTCGAACCTTAATGTCAACGGTATACGAATATAAAACTGGACAGTTTGTATCGTACCCTATCGATTCTTATGCGAACGATGGGGTGGATTCGTATGCCAATGAAGTAATCGAGAGATTTGGTTACGACGACCCTTCTTTACCTGGAAAATTACACAATGTAATTTTTAGATTTAATAATAAGGATTTAAGAACATATTCATGGAATCCTTCGTCTATTGAACCGTTCATTGAAATTGACTACGGTTTAAATTCGTTGGCAATGACACCAACTGCTTTTGTTGATGGTGGGTCCGTTAGAGACACCGAAGCAGTTGAAGTGGATGATTGGGGAAGAATCATCTACACAGATACTAACTTCCCATTCGGAACTCTTAGACCTGTCAGTAACACAACTTGGACAGTTGTACATGCATGGGTTGGTACAGGTACTGTATTTGAAAGAGGCGATACTTACTATCGTCTGGTTGCTCCGTACATCGTTACTGGTACACTGCATGTTACTGGTAACACCGTTACGCACTGGGTGCCAAGCATCAAGACCGATGGTCTCTTTGGCATCCAGTCGCTTACGGATATTGCATTCTCCAAGCAAGAACTTGGAAGTGGAAATCTATTCAATATTGGTAATGGATTCTCCCTTCGTAGCAGAGCATACGAAACGCAAGGAGTTATTGAAGTTAGTGGAAATGCAAATGTCGCATTCCAACCTAACTGGGTCGGTAGTGGTACTGTCGAAGTTGATGGTTCTGCACCTATACTTAGAACCTTCGGATACGAAGCTTCTGGAACTCTACCAGCACTCAACAGTAAGGACGAAAGAAGAACTTATTCGTACAACACATCTTCTGTTGTACCATTCGGGTATCTGGATTTTGGAACTGTTCCACTCCAGACATACCAGCATATTACAAGCAACCAGACACTATCGGGAGTCAGTTCTGAGTCGATAGTTCTGGTTGATCCTGGTGTAACGGCGAGTGTTTCACCACAGTACCAAGTTGCGCTGCCTATTGGTACTCCACAAAATACAATTGAATACGCTCCTATTTCTATTGGTAAGACTACCAGTGAGGATTGGGGATTCATTAATGTCACTGGAACTAAGTTCCCATTCGGTGTCAGTAGACTCAAGTCTGAGACACTCATTAACTTCGTTCCTAATTATGTTGTTCAGGGTGACATCTCTGTCTTTGGTGTTGCGATTGCTAAAACCAATCCAATCTGGAAAGGATTTATTATCAACAAAGTTAGTGGTGCTGCAATCACTAACTTCAGTCTCCTACATCCTGGTTCTGGTAATCTATTCAGTATTGGTGGCGGCGAAGAAACCAGAGCATATGCATACGCTGGTTCTGGAGACCTATTCAACTTCATCTCTACAGAAGAGAGAGTTGCTACTGATTATGTTGGATCTGGTAGTATTGAATTCAGCAATGCTGCAAATGTCAGTTTCGCACCTAACTGGATCTCTGAAGGTGTAATCGATGTAACAGGTGCTGCATCTGACATCAAGAGAACATTTGCTCAGGATGAAATTGGTAATCTATTCGTCTTTACTGGTGATGCATATCACGAAAGACGCACTTACGATTACAACGATTCTTCTATCTCGTTCTTCAGATACGAGAACTTTGGATTCATTCCATCCAGTGCATCTGTACAGATTATTTCTGGTCCTCAGACCATATCGGGAGAGTCTACAGATCCAGTTGTAAGAATCGAGAATACTGTAACGGTCAACCCAACATTCAAGCTCATCTTGAATGCAAATACCGTTCCAACTGCAGTATACGATCACGGTACTATTACCGAAGGTTACTCTGGAAACATCGATTGGGGCTTCATCAGTCAGACAGTTACCAACTATCCATTCGGTAAGTTCCTCTACAACGGTGCTGCTAAGACTAACTTCTCCCTCAGACACATTGGTGATGGTGAGGTTGTACTTGGTGGTGAGGCGAGAGCAAGAGTCAACCCACAATGGTTTGCTGAGATTCAGATCGAAGTCTTTGGTGGCGAGGAGTACAGTCTCACTAAGACTTATGTTGGACGCGGTGACCTGTTCAACTTTGTATCTACGACAGACAGCAGAGCATTTGCATATCAAGGCGAAGGTCAGATCTTTGCAATCAATGGTGCTGCAGAATCTGCAACCTTCAGCGAACTTAAGGACGGTCTATTCGAGTTTGTTGGTGCTGCTCATGTATCCTTCTCTCCCAACTGGATTGTCGAGGGATCGATCAAAGTCGATGGCACACCATCTTCTGTTCTCAGAACATTTTCTCAGAACGAAGTCAGCAATCTGTTTGTATTCGAGGGAGATGCTTATCACGAGCGTCGTACCTACAGCTACAACGATTCTTCTATTGGGTTCTTCGATTACGAGAACTTCGGATTCCTTCCATCTACAGCATCGGTTGGAAGTATTACAAGTCCAACTATTCTCTCTGGATCTTCTTCGGATCCAGTTATCAGAATCGAGAATGGTGTCACTGCGGTAGTAGATCCTCAGTATCAGATTATTCTAACTGCAAATGCAGTTCCAACAGTAACTCTAGATCATGGATTTATTACTGTTGGTCATTCTGGTACGATCGACTGGGGATTCATTACTCAGACTGTTACGAACTATCCGTTTGGCAAGTTCCTACTCAACAGTGCAACTCGTACCAACTTCTCCCTCAGACATATTGGTTCTGGTGGACTCAAGATATTTGTCGATGGTCGCGCAAGAGTCAATCCTCAGTGGGTTGCAGAGATCCAGATCGAACTCAAGGGTACTGCACACAGCAGTCTTTCCAAAGTCTTTACTGGAGAAGGAAGAATTCCTTCGTTCGTTGGAAAAGACGAGAGCAGAACATTTGCATACGAAGGCGAAGGTCAACTATTTGGTCTTGGCGGTCTTGTCGAAAGCGTCAGCTTCAATCCAGACGAGAAGCAGATGCTCTTCTCCTTCTTTGGAGATGCAGGCGAATCGTTCGTACCAAACTGGAATGGTACTGCTCGTGCAGAAATCTTTGGTACTGCAGAACCAGTTCTCAGAACATTTGGTTATCAGGCAGAAGGAAGTCTGTTTGCAGTCAGTGGCAGCGCAGAAAGAAGAACCTATCACTACAACGATTCTTCTATCAACTTCTACCAGAAGAGAGACTATCAAGGTCTTCCTGCTTCTGGTCAGGTCACCAATATTGCAACCAGTCAGGTTCTTACTGGAGTTGCTCCAACTTCAATTATTCAGATTGGATCTCCTGGAGCAGGTGTTGTTGCAACAGTTCAAAATACATTCTCTATCAATCCTACTATCGGTTCTGTTGTTACAAGCAGTGTCGATTGTGGATTTATCACAAGCGAGAACAACGAAAGAACTGTCAGAGAAGACTACGGATTTACTTCCTACCCTGCTTCTCTACTCAGCAAAGTATCCGAATATCCATTCGGAAAAATCTCCAATCTTACCAGCGACTTCAGACAAGTCAAGACAAACTTCAGTCTGCTGCACATTGGTTCTGGATCTCTATTCACTCTTGTATCTACCACTACCAGACTTGCACCAGTATACATTGGTTCTGGAAGACTGTTTGGATTTGGTGGAGCATCCGAGTCTGTTGGAGCAGTACCACCAGCAGAGACATTTACTTACAAGTTTGCTGGAACAGCAGACGAGAAGTTCGCTCTTGGATACACTGGTCTTGCCGATCTCAGAATCTTTGGTACAGCAGACGAGAGAGCGGCAACCGATACTCTCAGACAGGTCGATGTCGAAATCAGAGGTGGAGCGAAATACAGATATGCACCAAACTGGAATGGTTCTGGTGTACTATTCTCTATTGGAGCAAGTTCCGAAGCGATTACAATCGATCTTCCAGCGTTCCAGGCAGATCTGGTATTCAAGGGAACCGCTGGAATCAGATCCACTATCGTCGAGTCCTTCACTGTACACACCAAACTATCTGGTATCGCAGTCGAGAAACAGACAGACAACTATGTCGGTCAAGCAGATCTTCGTGTATTCAACGAGTCTGTTGTACCAATTATTACTCTGTCTCATTTTGGCGAAGGTCGCATCTTCGCACTCAGTGGAGCAGCAGAATCCTTTACTGCAAATCCAGAAGAGAAGACTGCACTATTCTCTCCAGTTGGTACAGCAGATGTACGAGTTGCTCGTGCAGAATCCTTCACTGCAAACATCAAACTATCTGGAACAACTGCACCAGAAATCCTTACATTTGCAGAGCAACCATTTGGTACAGTATCTGTATTTGGAGCAGCATCTTACAGAATCGTCGATGTTCACCTTGGCGAAGGTACTCTATTCAGTATCGGTCAAAGTGCAGAAGCAATCACAATCAGAATCCCTGCATTCCAGGCAGATCTGGAACTCAAGGGTGCTGTTGCTCAGAGACGCACATTTGGTGGCAACATTGGATTCCGTCATCTGCGTCTATCTGGATCTACCGAACCAGAGATTCTTACATTTGCAGAGCAACCAGAAGTACAAGTCGAAGTATTTGGAGTTGCAGAAACTCCAAGAGCTCGTGCTTACTCTGTCGAAGGTTCTATCTTCACAGTTGGATTCACCAACGAAGCAATCACCAGAAAACTACCTGCATTCCAGGTAGACATTGCATTCCGCCCAGACAAAGCAGGTCTTCGTGCTGGTTACAGAGAAGTCAGTCAGGGTGGAACCATCCTGTTCTCTGGAGAAGTATCCGAACCAATCCTCACATTTGCAGAGCAACCAACAGTATTCGTCGATATCACAGGTGTTGGCGGAACAACCAGAGCTCGTGCATACGAAGCTGATGTCTTTATTGGTCACTTTGGTGGTGCTGCTGAGAGTATTACTTTCAAACTACCAGAGTTCCAGTCGGATATTGTATTCCGTCCAGAAGCAGCTGGAATCAAAGCGTCCGTTACAGAGGTTGGATTTACAACTTCTATTGTACGCGGCGAAGCAAGTATCAAGTACATTCCAAATTGGATTGGTTCTGGTACTGTCGATCTATTTGTTTCTACAGAAACAAGTCTTACCAAGATCTACATTGGTACTGGATCGCTCAAGAAATTCTCTGGTGCAGCAGAGTCTGTCACCTTCAATCCAGAAGAAAGACAACTGCTGTTCTCCTTCTCTGGTCAGAGAATCGCAGAGAAAGTTACCTTCAATCCACCAGAAGAAGGAGCACTTCTCGACTTTACTGGAGATGTATTCGAGAGATTTACACCAAACAATATTGGTACTGGTACAGTATTCACATCTGGTATATCTACAAATTCTCTCACCAAGATTTACATTGGCGACGGTCAACTGTTTGGTCTTGGTGGCGCAGCAGAATCTGTCACATTCAACCCAGACGAGAAAGAAGCACTCTTCGACTTTACTGGTGTTGGATCTATCAGATCTACAAGATCTTACATTGGCGATGGTTCTCTATTCGCAGTCAACGGCGCTGCAGAATCTACTGTTGTCGTACCACCAGCAGAAGGACTATTCAAATTCAGTGGTCTTGCTACAGAAAGAACATCCGCAGTCGAGACGGGCGGTGGTATTCTATTCAACTTCGTTACCAGCATCGAGCGTCGTACATTTGCACACAGCACGACAGGCGCACTTGATATTTCTGGTATCGCTGACATTGCAAGAGCAATTGATTACACTGGATTTGGTAATCTGTTTGCAGTTAATGGCGCTGCTGAATCTACAACAAATAGAATTACTGTTGAAGGCGACATTGCATTCAGTGGCGATGCTAAGGTTGTCGCTACCAGAAGATTTATTGGATCTGGAACACTATTCGGATTCGACAGTGCAACTGAGTCTAGAACAATCGCTGTTTCTGCGAGAGCAATCTACGACTTTGTTGGTGCTGCTCGTCAGAGATTCACGAGAACTGTTACATCTGATATCAATCTTGAGATTTCTGGTTCTGCAGTTGAAAGATTCAGCAGAGGTGCGTGGGTCACTACTGGTCAGGTTACAGTTCTTGGAGATACTCAGCACAGCTTTACTCGTGTCGTATCTACATTCGGAACTGCAAGGGTACTCAACAAAGATGTTGTTCCTGTACTCACCAGAAATTACTTCACTACTGATGGGAACATCGATGTTAATGTTCTCACAACATATAAGAGAATTATCAAATACTTCGGTCATACAAACATCGAAGTCGATATTTCTACTAAGTATGTTGCTCCATTCCAGTTCTACACGGGTAGCACCGACGCAATTGTATTTGGTGAATCGAGAATCAAGTTTGTCCAGGTAACACCTCCAAGATCTTATGGATGGATTATCTAATCCTATAAATACAAATGATATCTAAAAAACACTGATGACAACTCAGGTTCAATTTAGAAGGGGTACTACAGCCGAACACGCACTGTTTACTGGTGCTGAAGGTGAGCTTACAATTGATACCGATAAGAATATGGCCGTCATTCATGACGGTAGTACGACTGGCGGTTTTGATGTTTTTAGAGCTAGATGGGAACTAATTAATTCTAGTCAAGTTCTTGGAACCTCACTCAGATATCTTGTAGACTCCTCAAGCGGTCCCCTAACACTTACGCTCCCTCTCTATAATAATCAACTTGTTCCAAAAGCAGGTGATGTTATAGAGTTTATCGACGTAAAGTTCACATGGGATATAAATAATATTACTATTGTGGACCCTATCGGCAGACAGTTTCAAAATACTTTTGGAGTAGTTGATTCTCCTCTGGTTTTTGATCTGAAAGGCGCAAGTGTTCAGTTAATATGGGAAGGCAGTTACTGGAGGGTAATCGTATCATGACGATGTACATCAGCGATAGTTACAGAACTTCTGGCGGCGGCGGTGGCGGCACTGGCGGCGGTGGAGGTTTCTCTGGTAATAGCTATGATTTGGGTAATGACTTTACTATTCACGCTCTTCGCAGAGATGAAGATGGTATGCTTCGCTACACCAAAATCAGAAGTATTGATGATGAGGTTATTGATTTCCACAGACTTGATGGAACTCCTTACCTAGATATTGCGACTGGATTGTATGATTACGTAGAAGAAACTACGGAAGACAAATCATATGTCAATGATCCACAGGATAAATATCAACAGTATAGATTTGATAGTAGGAAAATTACCTACTTCATCGATGATGATGGATATTTTGTTATCCGCTTTAACGAAGCATACGATTATACCACCGAAGGACCTAAGTAAAGGAAAACACAAATGGCAGATTTTAGACTTGGAAGACTAAAATTTAACTGGCGCGGTGATTGGGCGGCTGATACTGCCTATGTCATCGACGACATTGTTAAATTTGGTGCTAACACTTATGTCGCGACCGCGAACCATACTTCGGTCTCCACGGCGGCACAATGGTACTCCACTGATGTAAGCAACTGGTCGTTGCACACAGAGGGTATCTACAATACTGGTGACTGGGCGACAGCCACTTTCTATAGATTGAACGATATTGCCAAGTATGGTAATGTTCTCTATAGATGTACTGTTCCTCACACCGCTGGAGCTAACTTTGATCCTGCAAAGTTTGCTGATTATCTTGATGGTCTAAAGTTTGAAGATACTTGGGACGCAAGCACTGAATATCAAAAAGGTGATATTGTAACTTACGGTGGTTACTCATACATCGCAATTGCGACATCCACAGCTATTCAACCCAACAATGGTCTCGGCACCACTTGGGAAATCCTAACAACTGGTTTCAAGGTTGTTGGTAACTGGGATGCAACTACAACATACAAGCCTGGTGATGTTGTCCTTCTAGGTGGTAACTCGTATGTTGCAAAAACTACTAATGTAAACTCTTCTCCTGCTGCTTCTGGTCAGACTGATTGGGACTTCATCGTCGGTGGTTTCACATGGAGAGGAACTTGGGATGCAAGCACAGTTTACTTCCCAGGTGACGCAGTTTCTAGAAACAGCAACTCCTATATTTGTATTGCTCAATCTCAAGGTAATACACCAGAAACTGACACCACTGGTCAATACTGGAACTCTCTAGCACAAGGTGCTCAGGCGAATGTTCTAACCACTGCTGGTGATATTCTTTATCAATCTGGATCTGGTCCTGCAAGACTGCCTATCGGTAATGACGGTACAGTCTTAACAGTTGACTCTGATACTGGATATCCTACTTGGAAAAAGAATCAGGTAACTCAAAAAGTTTATTATGTCACCCAAGAGGGTAGCGACAGCAACACTGGTGAGAACATCACAGAAGCATTCGCAACTCTTCGTCACGCTGTTGACAGCGTAAGTGGTCCTGCAACAATCTATGTTAAGGCAGGTACTTACAATGAGATCCTTCCAATGCGTGTTCCTGAGGAAGTATCCATTGTTGGTGATAACCTAAGAACCACTCGTATCACACCTAGAGATGGTGAACCTTCTACAACGATTGAACTTGATCTTGCACAGGTTCCTGATTCTCAGTATAAAGTTCTTGGTTCTACCGTAAACTCTGGTGACGGTTCAAAAACTGGTGAAGTCATTGATGTTAAGGATGGTGGTTCTACTATCGTTCTTAAGATTCAAGGATTTGCTGGTCACAGAAATGGTGACGCATACAACCTACTCAAAGCAAATACATCTTTCCTTGTAAAGGAAACACTTGCTAAGGCATCTGCTGGTGGTATTTCTCTTTCGTATCCACCTGGATCTGATCAAACTCAGTTTGAAAATGACCTAACTTTAATTGTTCAGGACATTTACACTAATGTTGGTTATGGTGGTAACGATCTAATTTATGACAGAATTGATACTCAACTAACTGGCAACTACTGGAATGGTGGTGAAGCTGAGGTTGTATCGATTCTTGGTTATATGAACCAGATCGCATATGACATCATCAACAATGTTCCTGTCACTGTAACTGGATCTCATGGTATTACACAGGTAATTGATAACACAATTACTAGCGATCCTAATGGTTGTGCTGCAATCGAAGCAGCAATCGCTGCATTGATCCAAGTAGTTACCGATGGTCTTACTGCTGGTAACCTCAGTGGCGTAACTAGAACTGCTAACAGCAGTCTCTGGACAACTTCTGACACCTATGAAGCTGGTGCAACTGACATCGCTATCAATGGTGTTAGCATTGTTAATAACGAGCACGCAACAATGTTCTTGCTCGGTAACAAGACAATGTTGAAGGATCTTGTTATGGATGGAATGAGCGGTTTCGTTCCTTCCACTAGTGATCCTAAGGACATGAACACCGCAACTGTTAAGGGTGTTTATGTAAGACTTGATCCTAATTCACCAATTACCAAGTCTCCTTATGTTTCTCAGTGTTCCTCCTTCGGTGGTACTGCAACTGGTGCAATTATCGATGGTGATGTTCACGCTAAGTGGGACGGTACTGCAACTCCTTCTAACAAGTCAATCGTGTTTGACTCATGGACTCAAATCTATGAGGAAGGTGGTGTTGGTTTCTGGGTAACAAATAACGGTGCATCTGAAATCGTTTCTTGCTTCACCTACTACGCACACATCTCTTACACTGCTACTAGAGGCGGTAGAATTAGATCTCTCGCAGGTAACTCTTCCTGGGGTACATACGCTATCGTTTCTTCTGGTTTCAACCAGAACGAAGCAACACTTCAAGGAGAAATTGATGGTCTCCAATTAGAGTATGATGTGGCAACTCTTGTCAACGGTCCTGGTGGAGACACCATCTGGTCTAATGATGAGAGAATCATCGGTCTAACATCTGGAGCAATTGGTGAGATTGTTTCTGTTCAGGCAGGTGTTTATAAAATCCTTTATAGACCACTTAAAGGAACTTTCGTACAAGGTGAAGTTATCAGTGGTCAAACAACTAATGTTTCAGCAAACCTAGTAAATAACGCAGATGCAGTTGGTGGACAAAACGGATTCGTTCTTGTTCTAACTGGTCTATCTGCAGCACCTAAGCCTGGTGGTTCGATTGAATTCATCACTGGTCCTGGTGGACTTGGTGAAGAACCATTCACCTTTGTTGTTTCTAACTCCTCTTACACCGCACCTGTGGGTTATGGTACTCTGACAGTTACTAGAGGACTACTTGGTTCTGCAGCTGCAACTCATGATGGTTTGGAAAATATCACCAGATATCAGTATGGTGATCCAACCACATTGAGTGCTGCAATTAACAATGCTACTGAAACTACAATCTTTGTTTCTTCAATTAGTGGATTCTCCATCGGTGCATTCCTAGTTGTGGAAGATGAGATGATGAGCATCACCTCCTTCCCAACTGCAACATCTATGGAAGTTGTTCGTGGAGTTGAAGGAACAAATGCTGCTCCTCACAACTCTGGTTTAACAGTTCGTTCCATCGAAATTAAAGTCGTTGATCAGACAGATACTCGTAGAGATCTTGATGCTTCTCAGCTAGACATCAGAGTTACTGATGCTTCTGGTTTCAACCTCAATGACTTTATCAAGATTGATAACGAATTCATGCAGGTCACTAACGCCCAGACAGATACCACTGGTACTGTTCTAGTTGTTCTTGCTGCTGAAAAACCAACCAGAACATATGATGGTCAGGGATATAAGATTAGATATTCCTACTCTCAGGTGCGTCTAACTGGTCATGACTTCCTGAACATCGGTAGTGGAACTAAGACACAAGTTAACTGGCCAGGTGAACCACTCGTACCACCTGCTCCAGGTAACGAAGTTACTGAAGACTTCCCAGGTCGCGTATTCTTTGTTTCTACTGACCAAGACGGCAACTTCACTGTTGGTCGTTACTTCAGAGTTAACCAGGCAACTGGTAGCACAACCCTGAACGCTTCTTCCTTCGACCTATCTGGTCTATCGTCCTTGAGACTGGGTTCCATTGGTGCTCAACTTGGTGAAAGTATCACAGAATTCTCTTCTGATGTTACTCTCTCCGCTAACAGCAACCAAAAGGTCCCAACTCAGCGTGCTGTTAAGACATATGTTGATAGCACTAGAACGACCAAGGGATATGTGTTCTGGGCAGGATCGATTTGATCCCCATTTTATAAATATTATCGAACTTACTTTCTTTTAGACACACCACAAGGAGAAAACAATGGCTTCTGGAATTCTGGGGACTCAATCTTCCCTAGCTGCGGCAACCTTAACAACTGTATATACCGTTCCTGGTTCTACAGTTTCGTACCTCAACCTTAATATGGTCAACACAAATGCTACACCTGTTAGCGTTCGTGTTGCTCTAGCTGCAACCGACACACCTACACCTGGCGAGTACATTGAGTACAATGCTGAAATTGGTGGTTACGGCGTTTTGGAGAGAACTGGTGTTGCACTCGATGCAACCAAAAAAGTTGTAGCATTTGCTGATACAACTGGCGTCAGTATCTCCGTTTACGGTGTTGAAGAAACCGCTTAATTTTTTCAATAAATAAACACATAGGAGTATAAAGACCCATGGGACGAGTATTATCAACACCAACAGATACTAGAGAGACTCTCGCAGTAACCTCTAATCATAATGTCCTAGCAGGACAGATCCTGCTACTCGACACAACTGCAGCAGTTTTTGATTTGACTTTGCCAGCTAACCCAAGAGTAGGTGACAGAATCAATCTAATTGACGCTGCTGGAAACTGCGGGAATAACAAAGTAAATGTCTTACGCAACGGTCATAAGATCGCTAACTTGGCGGAAGATCTTGACTTTGATATCAAGAACGCATCTCTCGAGCTAATCTACACAGGTTCTGCTTTTGGATGGTCGATTCTATCTAACTGATAAACTAACAGAGGGAATACTAGAATGTCAAGTTTAAGAGATCTTCTAGATGTGCCTTCACTGGATAATTTACCCGTCCAGACGTATTTGGGTCCAGGAGCACATCAGTATCTATTCAGAGGAAACCACTGTTGGGAGTATGGTTCAAGTCATAACTATGACTGGAACAGATACAGATGGTGTGTGCCTAACGAATGTATTTGTCGCATCAAATGGGAAATTTGGGGCGGCGGTGGCGGCGGTTCAGGTACATGCTGCTGCTCTATTGCATGGTCTGGACACTCGGGACAGTATATGTCTTGCACACTATGTGCTGAAGATATGGGCGTCTCTCAATTGGATGGTTGCTGCTATGATATCTGTGTAGCATCTGGCACCTGTCGTCACCCATCTAGAGGTGGTTTTGATGGATGTAAGTCATATGTCAGTGGTCCTGGTCTAAGTGACTTCTGTGCTTGTGGTGGATGTCACGGATTCAACTGCTGTCACTGGGTTGACTCCTACTTTGCATGTAGAACAAGGAAGAATGAAATTGGTCCTGCATGTAACAGATGGCAGAATGAACACTATCCTGCTAACGACGGTGCTTGTTACAGACAGTGTGAACAAAAAGGTAAGTTCTTCTGGGGTAACCTAGATTCCTATATTCACTATGACTGCAACCCAGGTTGTGGTAACTGGTGTCATAAGAAAGACTATCACCCAGTTGCTCCTATGTTCGGTGCTAGATATGGTATCCACCATGTTCTGCGTCGTCCAGAGATGCACTCCTGTGGTAGAAGAGCTACATTGTGGTTGACTGGTAATAACGGTGGTTACTCCAGTTCCTGCCATAGAAACGGTCCTCCTGGTTCTGGTGGTGTTTCTGCTCAGGTATACGGTGGCGGTTGCTGCTGTTCTTCTGAGGGTGCTCACGGACTCGTTAGAGTCACACTTTTCTGCAAATCTTAATCACGGGGAGTAATGGCAAATCTTAGAAGTTTAATTGGTCGAGAGTACGCAAGCACATTGGACAACACCATTGGTGAAGTCGGTGCTCTCGACATGAATAACGAAGGAAGAGTCTTCATCTTCCGTGGTTATTGTGGTGACGCTAACTGCGACAGCAGCTACTGGAACTACTGCTTGCAGCATTGGTGCGTTCCTTGTGGTACTACCCAAGTAACTTTCGAGTTATGGGGTGGTGGCGGATCTGGCGGCGGCGGTTGCTGCTGTCAGCAAGGTTTTCCTGGTGGTGCTGGATCTTATGTAAGAAAGACTCTACAGTATCCACTAGTACAAGGTGGTTGGTGTTACTCTCTATGTACAGCGCCTCCTACATGTTGCTCACGCTGCTGTTGTGGTATTCAGGGTTGTAAGACCTGGGTCCAAGGTTGTAACCTAAGTAACCTTTGTGCAGACGGTGGTCTTCCTGGTAAGACTTGCTGCTATGCATTCTGGAGCAATGAGTTTAGATGTAAGGACAAAGTTTCCTTTGATGGTTGTGGTGGATGGAGTCTACATAACTGCTGTGCTTGTGCATACGGTGGAGACTTTATGGCGGGTGGCAAACCTAGCTGGTTTAGAACTTCCAACTCTTCCAGTAACTGTTGGGCAAAGGCAGGATTTGCAATTCCTTACGGTCTAGTTGCTAACGGTCCAACTTATCAAACTGTTAACTATTCTGGTGATGCATGTCACCATGCATACATGATGTGTCGTGGTACTACACCATACGCATTCAATGTTCATTGTGGTGGTAGATCTGGTATCCCTGGTAAGGGAGGTCCTTCTGCAACTTCTTGTGGTGGCGGTTGCTGCTACGGTAGAGGTGGTGCATCTGGAATGATCAAAATCACATATTGCTCTTGCTGGATTCACGGTTCTGACCGTAGATCTGATGGCAACCAAGCATGTTCCTGTTTCTTCTACAACTGATAAATACTGGAGGATAATAAAGTACAATGTCAAACCTTAGAGACCTACTCGGTATTGTATCAGAAGACACCCTGAAGGCAGGGGCGGCACCTGATGATGTATCAAAGATCGCAAGACTTCCATCCGAAGGATATTGTGTACAATACATCACCGCATATTGTGGTGCTACATGTCAAGAGTATAATACAAATTACTACTACATGCAGTACCCTAACTGGTGTGCTCCTGATGGTGTCTGTGATATCATCTTTGAGATCTGGGGCGGCGGTGGCGGCGGCGGTTCTTCCTGCTGCTGTTCACGAGGCGTTCCCGCTGGATCTGGTGCATATGCATACAAGCGTCTAGTTGGTAGTCAATACGCTGGTTGCGCTTATCAGATCGAGGTTGGAGAACCTGGATGTGGTAGAATGGGATGGCAGTGTGGAGATCCTGGAAACTATACATCGGTTACTGGTCCTGGTTTGACTAACTTCTGTGCAGACGGTGGTCCTGCAGGATGCTCTTGCTGCTTCCTCTGCTGCTGTACTTCTCATTACATTAGTCTATCTAACTGTCCTTATGGTTGCTGTGCTTGCTACTACGGTGCAGACGGCGGTGCTAGAGGAGTCCCTGGATACACATACATGTGGTGTTATAACAATCACTGCTGGAACAAGCAGATGATTGCTTACCCAGGCGGTCTAGTCAACGGTAAAGGCGGTTGGTTGCCTGGTAACCAATGCGAAAATAGTGGATGTGGTTATTGCCTAATGCATTGGGCAGTAGACCAGCTACACTGGGGCGGTGGACATAGTGAAACTAACTATGTACCTGGCGTCGGTGGTGCTTCTGGTTGGACTTGTGGTGGTTGCTGCCACGGTCAGAACGGTAATCCAGGTATGGTTCGCATTAGTTACAAGTACGACGAGAACTTGTAATCATATAAATACATTCAGCATAGGTCAAAGTCACTTTCCTTATTAGATATGGCATTCACAAAGACATTTACATACAAACTCCCAGATGACTATCTGGCGCAGACTGATAATCTCGGGTTGACAGCGGAGTGGACCTACGAAGGTCCTAGATTCCTCTTTGTTTTTGTTAGCCGCGAGACTAACAGATGGAACCCATCTCAGTCATGCATTCCTTTCACTCGCACACCAAGTGCAGATGAAATCAACGAGGCAAACGTTCGTGCTGGTAGAGACCAGAGAGCGGTTCTGATTGACATGCAAACTGCTGACGAAGCAGAAGCAGTAATCGGATCAATTCTGTTTGGTAAGGACACTGGAAAAGCAGGTGGTTATCCTCAGAAAGAGTACAAACTCGATGGAGATGACACTGTATACTACGAGCGTCCTAATCCAACCTCGCCTGATCACACCTATGCCGCTGATGAGATCGAGTACGATGCAGCAACTGAAAAGTTTGTGACTCCACTTCCATGGTTCAAGCCTTGGATCACCATGGAGCAGCACAAAGCAGCGCGTGACGGTCTTCTTGCAGATGCTCAAGCAAATCTTGATGCAGAAGCAACTGAGAACGGTGGCAATGGAAACTTGACCGACGAGATGAGAGCAAAACTTCAAGCATTCATCACTGAACTTGAAGGTCTATACACCAAGTTCTCTGCAGAAGACGGTTGGGGTCCTCACATGATTCCATTCCCAGATGATCCTAGAACTGACTGGATTGATGGTTATGACTATCGTGTTACCGACTATGACGAACTAGTCGCTGCTTCTACAGGTCTTCCTAAGGCATCGGTCGATAAAGCAGAATCTACTGGAGAATAAGTTGATAGATTAACAATAATGTGTTAATATAAGGGGCGGGAAACCGCCTCTTTTTTATTGCCTAAATACTTACGAATTCAAAGAATTCTATATTATTTTGTTTGAAACGACACTATTATGAGACCCAAATCATTTTTCATTAATGGTGGAGCAGGACGTGTAATTTGCTCCATCCCTGCACTTGAAAAATACCAAGAAGAACACCCAGACGAAGATTTTGTTATTGTCTGTGAAGGTGGAACGGATTTTTTCAAAGGTCACCCTACACTCTACGATAAAGTGTTTGACCATTGGCACAAAGGATTGTTCCAAGACAAAATTAAACACACAGACATTCAGACTCCTGAACCATATAGAGTTTGGGAATACTATAACCAGAAATGCAACCTGTCTCAAGCATTTGATATTTGCATCAATGGAAAAGGAATTAGAGAACTACAGCGTCCTAAAATCAAACTCTCTCGTGAAGAAGAGATTGCTGGACTGTTCATTGTAGAAGAAGTTCGTCAGCGCACCAATAAGAAAAAGACTGTTGTCTTCCAACCTTTTGGTCGTGGTGTTAACACTGCTGGTAATATTATCGCTGATAATTCTGGTAGGAGTTTTGAGTACAGTAATACCATCAACATTATCAAAAAACTTCAGAAAAAGTATTCTGTTGTTTTGATCTCTGAGATTGAGATTGATTTTGAGAAGGAAGGTTTTACTGAAACTGTCTCGCATCCTAAGCAGATGCCTCTGAGAAATCTTGCTGGTGCTATCAAAGCAGCAGACTTGTTCCTCGGATGTGATAGTGTCGGACAACACATTGCATATGCATTCGACACACCTTCTGTCGTCGTTGTCGGATCCACCTTTGGTGAAAACATCAGTTATCCTGACTATGAGAAATTCTCTGTCATGGATATGGGTGGTGACCTCCGTGTTTATGATCCGATTCGTATTTCTATTGATGAGTATACGAGTCGCAACAATGATCGTATCATGGCGATGAATGACAAAGTTGAGAATGCTATTCTCAAAGAGGTTGATGTATACATGAATAAGTATTACAAGAAACCTACCTTTGAGGTCAAACTACCACAGGAAATGATGCAACCTCTTGGACCATCTCCAGAACAAATGGCAGAGATGCAGAAGAGTATGCCTACTCCATCCTTTAGTAGTAACGGAAAGAAATCCAATAACCCAAACCTGATTCCTGCACTGATGAGTGAGGCAGGAGTTACACCAGATCCACTGAAGAGTGTTACTGGTTTTAAATCATCTAAGAAGTGAGGTATTAAAAAATGATTATTCTTGCAGTTGCTCGTGGTCATAATGGCAGCACGACACTCATGGTTGATGGTGAGATTGTTTTTTACTTAGAAGAAGAACGCCTATCTCGCTTCAAATATGATGGTGCCCCTTTGATGGGTATGCTCAAAGCATTTGAGTATGTTGACCATATTGATCACCTAGTTGTATGTCACACCCACCGTGACGGTCCTCAACTTGATTGGACAGGTGAGGACATGTATGAGGGTCTAATTCGTAAGATCGCTCGTAAGCGTTTTGAATTTAAGACGCATTTCATCGATACTACACACCACGAAATGCACGCTGCATGTGGTTTCTATAACTCTGGTTTTGAAACTGCTGCATGTGTCATTGCTGATGGTGCTGGTAGTTTCCTTAGGATGGAAGCAGTTCCTGATACTCTGTATGAGTTTGAGACTATTTTCCAAGCATCATATCCTGATGACTTTGATACAGTCTGGAAGCACATCGGAACCAAAGCTGCTATTGGATTCCATGAACCAGAACCTAATCACTATGTGACTGAGTATCCTGGTCATACTAAGATGTATGAAGCAGTAACTCAATACTGTGGATTCCCTGCTATTGAAGCAGGTAAACTTATGGGTCTTGCTCCATATGGCAAACCAAACGATGAACTACCTTCCTTCTTTAAGGATGGTTGGGGTAACCGTGACTTGATTGTTCCTACATATCCAAATGCTGCAGCAATCAATGTTGAGCGTTTCCCTATCCTCAAGCAAGATTCTCGTGAACATATTCGTGGAGAAGCAATCCCACAATATACTGATATTCAGAAAGACATCGCATATAAAATTCAGGAAGAAACTTCCGATCGTATGTGTGACTTGATCGAGAAAGCAGTTGAAATCACTGGTGAGAAAAACATTGTTGTGTGTGGTGGATATGGTCTGAACTGTGTTGCTAACTACAAGTATTGGCAGCGTTTCCCTGACCTGAATATCTATTGCGAACCTATTTCTCATGATGGTGGTACATCTATTGGTGGTGCGAAGTATATCTACCATCAGGTAACTGAGAACGAGAAACCAGAACCACAAGCATCTGTTTACTATGGTCCTCAGTATGATGTTGATACATATGAATCTGATCTAGCAGGTCTCGATGTTACTGATGCATCCTATGAGTCTGTAGCACAATTGATTCGTGATGGTAATATCGTCACCATCTATCAAGGTCGCTCTGAGGGTGGTCCTCGTGCTCTTGGCAACCGTTCTATCTTGTTTGATCCTACGATCCAAGATGGTAAAGATCATGTCAATGCAGTCAAGCGTCGTGAATGGTTCCGTCCTTTCGCTTGCTCTATCAAGAAAGACAAAGTACATGATTGGTTTGATCTAGCGGGTCGCGAAGAGACTCCTCACATGATGTATGCAGTCAAGTGTCATGATGGTGTAGAAGAGAAAATTCCTTCTGTCATCCATGTTGACAACACTTGTAGAATCCAGACCGTTACACCAGAGCAGAATGAACACTACTACAATCTCATTGATGCATTCGATAAGATTGCGGATGTCCCTATTTTGTTTAACACTTCTTTTAATTTGGGTGGAGACCCGCTGGTCGAGACAATCTCAGATGCAATCGACACTCTGAGTCGTAGTCAGATCGAGTATATGTATCTTCCTGAAATTCAAAAGTTGGTGAAAGTTCCTAATGAGTGATCACTTTGAAGATATCGTGGAGATTGATAATTTTATCTCTCCACGGTATGCCGAGCACTTAAAACAAACGGTGATGGATGCAAAATTTCCTTGGTATTTTAACCGAGACATCACATCACCACTGTGGTTCTGGCAACAGAATCATTTGAACGACTCCACTCTTGAGGTGGAGGAGTCTTCCTTCACTGGGTTCATGCACATCCTTTGGGGTAGAGAGGGAAAAGAATCGGATTTTTATGATATCTTCGTTCCCCTTCTATATTCAATGGAAGAAAAAATTAATATGACCATCGCGGAACTTGTTCAATTAAGATTGGGTCTCTTTACATTGAACACGAACCGTCAACCATATCATGTTCCACATGTGGATTATCAAGATGATGGGTTGAAATACACGGCAATCTATTATCTAAATGATAGTGATGGTGATACTTATTTCTTTAATGAATTTCTAGATCCAAATATCAAGAGATTTATTAATGGGTATGATCCCAGTCTCTTTACTGTTGCAAAATCAGTCAAACCTAAACAGGGAAAACTGGTATTGTTTGATGGTAGAAGATATCATGCAAGCTCTTATCCAGAGAGCACTCCCGAACGAATGGTTTTGAATATTAATTTTGCTCCTGTATAATTATGGCGTGGATACTTGGTGTAAATCGATCTCATGATGGTGGTATTACTTTATTGAAAGACAATAAAGTTGTTCTTTCAATTCAAGAGGAGAGACTTACTCATATCAAATATGATAATGAGTGTTTCTATTCTTTGGATAAAGTTGCAGAGTACACAAAAGTAATCGATGTCTGTGTGTATACACATCTGTATAATCGCAGAAATGATTTTGGACCATATTTTAAATATATCAAACGCAAACTTGGACTGCATGTCAAGAATTATCTTGAAGCGAAGGACTACCATCACTCCCTCCATGCAGCATGTGCATACTTTCATTCTCCTTTTGACGAAGCAACTGTTCTAGTAATCGATGGAGCAGGTGCGGACCATGAATATGGTAAGGAGAATGAGAGTATCATTCACATTCCTGGTAACGCAGCAAACGCAGAGTGTTTATATCAGAGTGTTGTTGGATATGTTGGTTCTAAGTTAAAGGCGGATGCACCATCATATGTTGATCCAGAACCTCGCATCGGTGCAGGTTATGTTTACTCTGGTATCACAAAGTATCTTGGATGGGATGGTCTTGAGTGTGGTAAGACCATGGGACTCTCTTCATACGGAAAACCAAATCCAAAGATCAAATCTATCCTAGATGAAGGTGGTGGCAGATACCAAGAGTTTGGATTAGCAGATTATAACAATCACAAAGAAGTGATGGTAGTAGTCCGTCCATATGAATACATTTGTTCTGCTAGAGATGAAAAGGAAAAGTTTCAAAGAAATGCTGATCTAGCATATAAACTTCAGTCTGAGTTTGAAGATTATGTCTACATGAGAATTATGCAGGCATATCAATTATCAAATTGTCCTAATATTATTTTCACTGGTGGTTGTGCATTAAACTGTGTTGCTAATTATAGAATTAAGAAAAGACTACCACCAGAAATTAATCTATATGTTGAACCAATTTCCAGTGATTCTGGTGTTTCTCTTGGTGCTGCATATATTGGTTATAATAAAGAGATGCCAATGCGTTTTGCTAAGAAACCATTGATGCCTATTGATAATATTTACTTCGGTCAGCAACTACAATACGAAGAAAAATATGAGAACGAGAGACCAGCAACTCCATCTGATGTTGCAAAGTTAATTGCCGATGGAAACATTGTTGCCATGGCGCAGGGTAGATCTGAAAATGGTCCCCGTGCTCTGGGAAATCGTTCCATTCTTTATGATCCTCGTGATCCTAATGGCAAAGATAAAGTAAACACTGTCAAGAAACGAGAAAATTGGAGACCATTTGCTGGCACGGTCATGCTAGAATATGCACATGAGTGGTTTGATATGGCTGGTTTGCCAGAGTCTCCATACATGATGTATGCTATGGAAGTTCTCAGACCAGATGAAATTCCATGTATTACTCATGTAGATAATACCTGTAGGATTCAGACTCTTACAGAAAAGCAGAATCCAAACTACTATAAATTAATCAGTGAGTTTAATAATCTCACTGGGGTTCCTATTTTATTCAATACATCTTTCAATCTTGCTGGTGATACTATTGTAGAAACTATGGAAGATGCTTTCAATACTATGAATGAAAGTTTGATTGAATATCTATATCTACCTGAAGAAAACAAATTATTATATTTCCCCAATGAAACTAACTGATTTAATTCTGGAATTACCAGGATTCCTTCCCGAAGAAGATTGTGACAACCTTGTAGAAAAGTTCTGGAACAATACTAACAAACATCATGATGGTGGAATCGGTGATGGGGATGTTGATTACACACATAAGAAAGCTACTCAGTGGCACCCACAAGTAGGTAATGATGTGTGGTGTCAACTCTCGATTGTAGTTAAAGATGCAATTGATGAATACTATAAGAGAAGCAAACTATTGTGGCGTGCCCCTCTTGTTTCTTATGATTATTCTTTGCGTTGTTATGTAAAGAATGATGGTTGGTTCAATGAACACATTGATGTGTCTCCGATGGATCCTTTATTGATGTCTAGACTGTATGCAATTATTGTATACCTAGATGATGTTGATGAAGGTGGTGAGACAGAATTTCCTGAGTTGGGTTACAAGGTAAAACCAGAAATGGGTAAGTTGCTGATGTTCCCATGCAATCAATTATATCCACATAAAGGAAATAAACCTATTAGTAATGGTAAGCATGTATTCACAGCATTTGTTTGTATGGATATTGATGCTCCTCATCTAAAAGCAGCACAGCATCCAAACCAAATGCATGGTTGCCCCTATCAGAAACACTGGGGAAATAAATGAAGATTTCTTTTGTTAATGGTTGTTTTGATGTTTTACATCCAGGACACATTGAACTTTTAAAATTTGCACGGTCTCTTGGAGATTACCTGATTGTTGCTATCGACTCTGATGAGAAGGTAGCACAGATGAAGGGTCCTGAGAGACCTATTTTTTCGCAGTATGATAGAGCATTGATGCTCAAGTCAATTCGGTATGTGGATGTAGTGCATGTCTTTGACACTAGACAGGAGTTAGAAGAATTGCTCTATTCCATCTCACCTGATATAATGGTCGTAGGTTCCGACTGGAAAGGAAAAGAAGTAGTAGGTTCACAGTATGCCAAATCAGTTCGGTTTTTCGATAGACTCGGAGATTATTCCACAACACAAACAGTTCAAGGTATTACTTATAGGTGACACCTGTAAAGATGTTTATGTTTATGGTAAGTGCTCTAGGTTGAGTCCTGAGGCACCAGTTCCAGTTCTAGTTGAAACACATAAAACATACAGCGAGGGTATGGCGTGGAATGTTAAAAACAATCTACAGTCTTTCGGTGTTAAAGTATACTTGATGACTAGCATGGAACAACCAGTTAAAACTAGGTATGTTGATATTAGATCAAATCAACAGATCATGAGATGTGATCAAAATGATCAGGTATCAGAGTTTAAGTATGATTTACCAGAAGAAAAATTTGATGCCCTAGTAATCTCTGATTACGATAAGGGATTCCTAACAGAAGAGAAGCTGTTTGAGTTGACAGATTGGTTTGATGGACCTACATTCATAGATAGTAAGAAGACTAATCTACCTAAGAACTGCTACTTAAAACTCAATGAGTTTGAATCAAATAAACTAGATGGTGACTATCCTAATCTAATTGTTACTAGAGGATCTAAGGGAGCAGAATATAAAAGTAGAATGTATCCTGGTGAGCAAGTCAATGTGTTTGATGTTGCTGGTGCTGGGGATACTTTCCTGAGTAGTTTGGTTTATTTCTATCTCAGACTCGGAAAGGTGGAGTATGCAATTCCATACGCCAACAAAGCTGCTGCGTTTGCTGTTCAGCAGAGAGGTACTCATGTTCTTACAGAGGAGGAAGTCCATGAACTATGTAATTGATATTGATGGGACCATCTGTGAGAAGTTGGATCCTACTGATGAGTATGAGGATTCGATTCCTATCGTCACTAGAATTCGCCAAATAAATAAATTATATGATCAAGGTCATAAGATTGTTTATCTTACTGCTAGAGGCATGGGTCGTCACAAGAACGACAGACAGTTAGCAGAAGAAGAATTTTACACAGATACTTGGAACCAGTTAGTATTCTGGGGATGCAAGTTTCATGAACTCCATTTGGGTAAACCAGCTGGTGATTACTACATTGATGATAAGGGAGTGAATGCAAATGATTTCTTTGATACATGAAAACGACGCTCTTCTTGATCCGTTTACTATTGATTGGATCAACAATAGTCTTTATGAATACCCTGTTGCATACGGGCACCGAGCTTCCGAAGATGGAGATACATTTTTTGGAAGAATATTTTTTTGGGACGGATGGCGCGAGCAGTTCCACCAGAAGAACATCCCTGCCAGTGTAGATTACCTAACCAATTTTGTAGTCACATGGTTGCCTGCTGTGACTGGTAAAGAGTTTGCAGGATTGAGAAGAATTGCACTGAATGCTGCGTGTCCTGGACAGCGTGGTGGTGTGCATTGTGATGACGAGAGTGACACATCACTTTGGACTGTGCTATACTATATTACTGACAGTTCGGGTGATACCCTAATATACGATGGAGACGATGTTATCCACTCGTGTAAATACAAGCAAGGGAAGTTCGTTGCTTTTCCTTCTACCTATGTACATAATGCGGAGGCACCAGAATCAGGATGGAGAATGAGTTTGGCGTTCGGTATTCAAGTCCAATGAAACATGTTCCAAAGGGTTGGGGTTATGAAAAATGGATTGTCAATAACGAAAAATACTGCGGTAAGTTGTTGTATTTTAATAAAGGGAAGAAATGTTCATGGCACTACCATCTAAAAAAAGAAGAGACTTTTTACATTCACTCTGGTAAGTTGCATCTCATCTATGGTTTTGAAGATGACATGACTATGGCAGACAGCGTAATATTAAACCCTGGAGATAAATTTGAAATCCCCAGGGAACTAAGACATCAGATGTATGCTATTGAAGATACTGAGATGTATGAATTTTCAACCACTCACTTTGATTCTGATTCTTTCAGAGTAGTCAAAGGCGACTGATATACTCTTCTACTGTAGTAAACTTATGATCTTTCCAGGATAAATTAGTTCTGGTGTCATACTGATACTTACCTTCTAGGTGTTTGGGGAAAGGGATCACTTCGATCTCTGCCCCATATTTTTTTGCAATGATTTCTGCAATGTCTCTGAATGAATACTGAGTACCTGATCCAAGATCAAAGATACCAGAACCTGCTTTGTTGTTGGTGACAATATCAACAACATCATCAACGCAAACAAAATCTCTGAACATCGTTTCGGATCCTTCAAAGATTTTAATTTTACCTGTAAGTTTTGCTTGCTCAGTGAACTTACTTACTGGACTACGCTGATCACCTTTTGATTCCTCACCATCACCATAGACATTAAAGAATCTAAATCCTTGAATCTTACTGAACATGTCCATATGTTGTTGGACCCAGTAGTCCAGTTGAACCTTTGAGATAGCATAAAAGTTTAGTGGGTTAATAGACCCATCAGTGCTGTTTCCATACACAGATGCTGACGACGCATACTTTACTGGAATGCCTAATTCAATTGCTTTCTTAAATAGACGAACGGAAAACTCTACATTGTAGACAGTAAGTTTACCAATGTCAGTTTCTGTAGTAGATGAGATAGCTCCCATGTGAATGATTTCAGTAATTCTATCCCACACAGGAAGATTATCTAGTAACTGGAAGCAGTTCCAATACTCCATTCCAATAAACTTCTCATCTTGTTCGGCAAATTTCTTGCCGATAAAACCATTACAACCAGTGATAATCTTCATTTCAATCTACTTTATAAATAACTAGAGACAGTATAGACCCTAAACTTATGCCAGCTGCAACCTATGGTTATCTGGCGAGTATCGTGCCTGCGAAAAAGACCAGGACCCTGCTCCATGTAGCCCCTACCGACAAGTTAGTCGAAGGTAGACTCTCTATCTCACACCAAAATTCGGTTCCCGTTAGAGTTCGTGTTGGTGTATCTAGTGGAGCTCTTACTTCTTTTGCTCCAAGTAACTACATCCTGTATGATCTAGTGATCGACCAGGGTGAAACCTACGAGACTGATCTTATTTATTTTGCTAACAATCAGTCACTTGTAGTATATACCGATGCTGAGAATACATCGTTCCTATTACACGGTGAGATTGTTGACAACCCAGTTACATCTGGATTCTTAAATTCAATCAAAGTACAGGACGCAAGAAAAGATACTGTATTATATACTGTACCAGGAACTGAGGAAGTTGACCTTTCTATCTTTGTTTCTAACCAGGGATCAAGTAGATCTAGATTTAGAATTGCAATTCAAGAGGTAGGTCAAGCAAAAAATAGTGCAAACTATTTGAATTATAACACAGTATTATACCCAAGATCATTCTACCAAAGAACAAATATTAAGGCATCTGGTGGTCAGCAAATCGTAATCTGGGTCGAAGATGCTAACCAACTAAGTTTTGCTATATACGGTAAGTTCAATTACAATGTCGTCGCGACAGACTTCTCTGTTAATGGTAACTTTACTGTAGTTGGTGATTCAGATCTACAGTCAGATGTAACTATTGGTCAAGACTTGTCTGTTGGTGGTACTTCAACACTGACTGGTGCTGTAACAACTGGATCTAGTCTTCACGCTAGTGGAACATTCAGTGTTGGTGCTGATCCTCTTGCACCTGTAGCAAGTCTCACTGACGCTGGTGTCTTTACTACAAATGGAGGTGCTTCCATTGGTGGTGGTGCATCTATCGGAGGAACCCTATCTTCTGGTGGTGGAAACTTTACTGTAGACTCTGCAGGTAATGCAACTCTAGCTGGCAACCTTTCTGCTGGTGGCGTATCGTCTGATTTGAATCTTCTAAATAATAGGGTAACAAATATGGGTAGACCGATTGCGCCTACCGATGCGGCAACTCGCGGTTTCGTGGACGCACAGATCACCGCATTGTCCATTGCACTTTCTTAAGGGATTCGGGGTTTTTTTAAATGGCTAAAAGGCAACTTAGAGATTATGTTTTTAAACCAGGACTATCTGGTTTAGGCACCTTAAAAGTTCTGGATAAAGTCAATGCTGATCAGATTCTTCTGATTAGTAATGCGACTGCGAATCAGATTCTTTACAACTTTAGTGATGCAACTAACCAAATTAGTGTATCATTCACACAGACTACGGATGGATCTGACCCAGACTTCCCATTCGCTAACACCTTATCGAATGGTGTTACTACAATTACTTTCTTATTCGACACATCTGCTTTCGATCTCAATGATGAGATTCAGATTTTTGTTGAAGATGAAGTTGTAAGAACTAGACCCTATGATTTTGGTACAGACGCTATTGAGAGACAGCGTGTATCAAATACCCTATCGATGCTTGACGCTGACTTCGAGTATGGTATCCAACCAACGAAGTGGCAAACTATTGACCTCATGAGAGGTTATCCTTCTAGCTTTGAATTCCCTGGAGCAGATGTAGAAGTTAGTGCAATTGTTACCGATGCTTCACAGGGATCTGGTGGAGTTGGTCCTTCCCTCATCACTGTTGACACAATTCTAGACCATGGATTTAGTGTAGGAGATCCTATCACACTTAAAGGTGTGGATGATGGTGTCACTGGTTTTGCTAAAGCAGAAGGATCTTTTATTATCAGTGCTGTCCCACAGGCAGATCAATTCCAATTCTACGCAAAAGGTAAAGTAGGAAACTCTCCTGCAACATCTTTGTTCTCTGGATTTATTCAACTTAGAAAAGCAGGATTCTACACTGGTGCTTCTTTAGGTTCTCCTCAATTGACGGTTGCGTCTAACGGTGCTTCTGGTCAATTTACTACCAGAGGTATTAACACCACTGGTGTCAATAGAATTGGTATCGCAGTTCCTGGATCTGCACCACCAGCAGGTGCTCCTATTTCTGGATCAAACATTGCTGCTGGTACACAGATCACTGGTTATGTCGATACTGATACAACTATTGCGATCACAACTAGTTTCACAGCACCAGCATCTCAGATCACATTAAACGAAACGACTGATCTAGAAGTTGGTTCTGCACTAGACGATGGTACTGGTAACGCAATTTTCGTTACCAATATTGAAGAAAATACTATTTCTCTATCTTCTCCTTATCAAGCAGATAGAACTGGTAACAGCTTTATCTCATCTGCAACTTCCCCAACACCAGTCAACTTTGGTCAGGGTTCTGGTGCATTTGTTACTCTCGAAAGAAATGCAGGAGCATATGAGAATGTGGTAATTAACCCAACTACATTCTTCTATGAAGTAGCGGTAAGTAGCTATGCTGGTCTTGGTACTAATGCAACATTCAATGTTGAAAAGAACGCTGCTACTGGACAATATACAAATGTATTTGTATCAAACATTGGTAGTGGTTACTCCGCAACAGAAACTATTGTCATCTATGGTTCTGCAGTAGGTGGTGATGACACCACTCATGATATTAGCATCACAATTAATAGTGTTGATGCAAATGGTGGTATTACTGGTATCAGTGCTACTGGTACTGCAAGCAGCAACAATCCTAATGCTGGTGCTCTCTATCAAGTAGGTGAGCGAGTTGTTATCTATGGTAACCAACTTGGTGGTATCTCTCCAGCAAATGATCTTGAGTTGATTCTTACTGGTGTTACTGCTACTGGTGGTATTGACACATTCAAGGTTCTTGGTCAAGGTATTCCTTCTAATCAAGACTATCTAAATGTTGTTGGAACCACATCTGGAACTGGTATTAACGCATCCTTCGGTGTACAAAGAACTGGTAGCGGTATCAAGACTGCTCAAGTCGATGAGATTGAAGTTGGTGGATCTATTGAGGTAGGTGATGTATTCAATGTTGATATCACAGACACAAATTCTAGTACACTTGAGAACTTCTCTGTTACTGCTGTTGCAAATGATGGTCTTAATGAGATCAGAAACGGTCTAATTGATGCTATCAATGATCTATCCACAGGATCTGCATATGTATTTGCTGAGGCAAGTGGTGAGGGTAAAGTAAGAATTACAGCTATTAGTCCTGGTTCTGCATTCACTGTTGCAGTTTCTACATTTGAGGGTGATGCATCTGCAGCAGATTCGCAGACACTCACACATACCAACTTTATTCCAAACGAAAATACAACTACATCACCAACATATTCTGCAACTGTTGGTAACCCAGGTTCTGGATATGCTCCTAACGATACTATCACAATAAATGGTAGTGATCTTGGTGGTAACAATATTGAACATGACCTAACAATCACAGTTACATCTGTTGATGCATCTGGATCTATTACTGCTTTCACTCTTGGTGGTACTGCAGCATCTGGTGATGCAACTTTCGATTCACTAACACCATCCAGCACTGCTTTCGGCGCTACATTCTTCCCTAGAATTACTGGTGGTGCTTACAATCCTGACATCGATAATGCAGGTACTGGTTACCAAGTTGGATATCAATTCACAATCGGTGGTGAGCAACTTGGTGGTACTTCTCCTGCCAACGATATGACCATTACAGTCACTGATGTTGACTTCACTAATGGTGCTATCCTTGCTATTAGCGCAACTGGTACTCCAGTTTCTGGAGACTCTATTGCATTCTATCCATCTGTTGCTATCTCTGCTCCAACAACTGGCAATATTGCAAACGGAGCAACTATTGTTTACGCAGCAATTGCTAGAATCAG